ACTCCGGCGGCACAGACGCAGGCGCTTACGTGTTCCCAACAGGCGCACTGCTTGACGCTGCATTCTCTAGCCTTAAAGTTGGCTCAACATTTGACTGCTCTTTCATCAACATTGGTGACAATGCGGCAAACGATGTGGTCTTCACCGCTGGCACGGGCAACACCCTAGTCGGTAACGACACGATCCAAGATGCGCTGACCAAAACCAGCAACACATCTGGCACATTCCGTTTCCGCAAAACAGGTGACGCAGCGTATTCAATTTACCGCGTGTCTTAAACTTAAATGGGGGCTTCGGCCCCTATTTTTTAAAGGATTAAAAAATGGGTAATACCAAATCAATTGGCGTTGCGTACAGCGACCAAGACATTGACGGCGGCACCATTGGTGCTGTTATTCCATCAACCATTGTTGGAACTACCGTTTATGCTACAACCGAAATTGGTTACTCCGCAGCAGCTCAAGGCGCGGTAACGCAATTGACAAGCAAATCGACTGGCGTGACTTTGAACAAGTCTGCTGGTCAGATCACAATGAACAACGCTGAGTTGGCTAACGTCACAAACGTCACGTTTACTTTGACCAATAGCACAATCAGCGCAAAAGACATTGTGATTTTGAGCGTGTCTTCTGGCGCTACTGCTGGCGCATACAACTGCTGGATTTCCGGCAAGGCTACTGGAAGCTGCACAATCACATTGCGTAACCTTTCAGGCGGCGCGTTGTCTGAGGCCGTAGTAATCAACTTTGCTGTGATTCACGTACTGTAAAACCAACTAGGGGGCTAATCACCCCCTTCTTCATATGATTTATCTTGAACATGAAATCCACGGTCGAAAAATAGCTTACATGGAAATGGAAGCTGAATTTGATGAAAAAAATGGCTGGACAAGGTATACTTTGGACACGCCTGTTGAGGCGGCTCCTGTCGCAAACGAATTGGAAGTTAAACGTCGTCGTGGCCGACCTAGTTTAGAGGCGGCAGAACAAGGAGCGTAACATGGCCATTTACACCGCTGGCGATCAGATCAATAGAGCATTGAGATTGCTCGGCGTATTGGCTGAAGGTGAAACACCTTCCGCATCTGTGTCCCAAGACGCTTTGATGGCGCTCAATCAGATGATTGATTCATGGAACACTGAGCGTTTGTCTGTTTTCAGTACCCAAGATCAGATATTTACTTGGCCTGCCGGTCAAATTAAACGCACACTTGGCCCATCGGGCAACTTTGTAGGCAACCGTCCCGTGTTGTTGGATGACGCCACCTACTACCGCGACGCAGGCACCAACGTGTCCTACGGCATCAAATTTATTAACCAACAGCAGTATGACGGCATTGCTGTTAAAACTGTAACGTCAACGTACCCGCAAGTCATTTTTGTCAATATGACCTATCCTGATGTTACGATGACCATTTATCCACAGCCTACACGGGACTTGGAATGGCACTTTATTTCGGTTGAAGAGCTAACTCAGCCAGCTAATTTAGCGACTGACATATTGTTTCCTCCAGGCTATTTGCGAGCGTTTGTCTATAACTTGGCAATGGAATTTGCGCCTGAATTTGGCGTTGAGCCAAGCCCTCAAGTGCAGCGCATTGCAATGACTTCCAAGCGCAACTTAAAGCGCATCAACAATCCCGACGACATCATGTCCATGCCTTACGCTATCGTGTCATCCCGTCAACGCTTTAACATTTACGCAGGAAACTATTAACATGGCCACCATCGCAATTTCAGCCCTCCCCGCAGCCACTGCTGCCGCTACAACCGACGTTTTGCCTATTGTCCAAGGGGGCACAACAAAACAAGTTACCAATGCTCTATTGTTTACTAATTCAACCTTGGTAACTCCTGTGCTTGGGACGCCACAAAGTGGCACGTTGACCAATTGCACAGGATTACCTGTTGCAACTGGCATAAGTAATTTAGGCACAGGTGTAGCCACATTCTTGGCCTCACCGACCAGCGCCAACTTAAGTGCTGCGGTTACAAGTGATACAGGCACTGGATCGTTAGTTTTTTCTAACACTCCAACTTTGGTAACGCCAATTCTTGGTACGCCGACCTCTGGGGTGCTTACTTCATGCACTGGCTTGCCGTTAACAACTGGCGTAACTGGCGCGTTACCAATTGCAAATGGTGGTACTGGTGCATCAGGGGCAGTTCAGTCATTGAGTGGCCCTGGCGCAGTAAATATCACAAGCCTTGCCACTGCATTTACTTCAACTGCTGCGGGTAATGCGTTGACACTTGCAGATGGCGCACAAGGCCAACTCAAGACAATTATTTATGTTGCAGAGGCCGCTGGTGGTGATACTGGTGTTTTGACCCCAACCAACCTTGGCAGCGCAACCACAATCACATTTAATGCCGTTGGTGATTCGGTAACCCTCCAGTTTGCGGGGACTGACTGGTGGGTCGTTGGATTGCGTGGCGCGGCAGTCGCTTAATGAAAACGCCGATTCTTGGATCAGCCTATGTTGCCCGCAGTATCAACGCTGCGGATAACCGCATGGTCAATCTGTTTCCCGAAGTGATCCCCGAAGGCGGCAAGGAGCCTGGGTTTCTCAACCGCGCCCCTGGCCTCAACTTTCTGCAAACCGTAGGCACAGGCCCAATCCGCGCTTTGTGGGCGCATCAGACCAATGGCAGTGACTTCTTTGTTGTGTCGGGTCAACAAGTTTTTAAATTGTCTAGCTTGACAGCAACACCACAATTGCTTGGCACTGTGTCAGGGTTTGGCCCTGTGTCAATTGCTGACAACGGAACTCAAATTTTCTTTGCCTGCAATCCTGACGGCTACATCTACAACGAAGTCACCAACGTGTTTGCCAAGATAACCGATTCTGACTTTCCTGGCGCGGTGACAGTAGCGTATCTTGACGGCTACTTTGTGTTCAACCAACCCAACAGCCAATTTATTTGGGTGTCGCAGTTGCTGGACGGTACATCAGTCGACCCATTGGACTTTGCTAGTGCTGAAGGTTCACCTGACGGCGTGGTGGGTCTTATTGCTGACCACCGCGAACTGTGGGTGTTTGGTACTGATTCAGTTGAAGTCTGGTACAACTCTGGCGGCGCTGGCTTTCCTTTGGAGCGCATTCAAGGCGCTTTTAACGAGATTGGCTGCGTGTCGGCGTACACCATTGCCAAGATGGACAACGGCCTGTTCTGGCTAGGCACAGATGCCCGTGGCCAAGGTATTGTGTACAGGGCAAACGGCTATACCGGCGTTCGTATATCCACTCACGCCATTGAATACGCCATCGCCCAGTACGGCAACATCTCAGACGCTATTGCCTACACGTACCAGCAAGAAGGCCATGCTTTCTATGTGTTGAGTTTCCCAAGCGGTAACGCTACATGGGTTTATGACGTGTCCACACAGGCGTGGCATGAACGAGCTGGTTTTGATAACGGCGAGTTTATGCGGCACCGCAGCAACTGCCAATGCAACTTTGGCGGCAACATTATTGTTGGCGACTTTGAAAACGGCAACATCTACACATTTGACTTGGACGTGTACGCCGACAATGGCGGCATCCAAAAATGGTTGCGCTCTTGGAGGGCGCTGCCAACTGGCCAAAACAATCTCAAGCGTACCGCGCACCACAGCTTGCAATTAGATTGTGAAACAGGCGTGGGATTAAATTTATATCCTGAGTATGACAGTGAGAATATTGACACTGAGTCAGGATTAGATCTTGTGGCTGAATACGTGCAGACGTTTTTGGTTACTCAATCAGGCGTTACGTTAACCACCGAAGCAGGGGATAATTTTGAACCTTTAGGTCAATACGAACTATCGGATACCGACATTACTGGGTACAACTTGGTCACTAATTCATACCCTGCTGCACCAGGGTACAACCCAGAGGTCATGTTGCGTTGGTCGGACGATGGTGGCCACACTTGGTCAAATGAACATTGGTCATCGCTAGGCAAAATTGGTGCGTATGGCCATCGAACCTTTTGGCGCAGGCTTGGGATGACGCTCAAGCTGCGCGACCGTGTATATGAACTCTCAGGCACTGACCCTAACAAAATAGCCATCATGGGCGCGGAATTGATCTTAAGCCCGACCAATTCTTAATCATGGCCACCAGTCCAAATTCCACCCAGATCACGCCCCCACGGGTGCCGATCATTGACCAACGCACTGGTGCGGTGTCGCGGGAATGGTATCGGTGGTTCTACAGTTTGTACAATGTTGTTGGAACAGGCACTGGCATTATTCCAGTTGCCAGCGGCGGCACAGGGTTATCCACTATTCCCACCAATGGCCAACTGCTGATTGGTAATGGCACAGGGTATACCCTAAACACGTTAGGCACTGGCGCTGGCATTTCGGTCACCAATGGTGTCGGCACAATCGTTGTTGCTAACACTGGAGTGCTGTCAAACATTGCAAGCACAGGCATTTCAGTGTCCGGCGCAACCGGCAATGTGACCATTGCCAACACGGGTGTACTGTCATTTACTGGCGGTACTACTGGATTGACCCCATCTACGGCTACCACTGGCGCTGTAACGCTTGCAGGCACCTTGATAGCAGTCAATGGCGGTACAGGCTTTGGCTCTTATGCAGTTGGTGATTTGCTGTATGCCAATACCACCACCACTTTAGCTAAATTGCCTGATGTTGCCACTGGCAACGCACTTATTTCGGGCGGCGTAGGTGTAGCACCAGCGTGGGGAAAGATAGGTTTAACTACCCATGTAAGCGGAACATTGGCTGTAGGTAATGGCGGTACAGGCGCGACTACGTTGACAGGGTATGTCAAAGGTAATGGTACTGCGGCTTTCACAGCTTCTGCCACAATACCAAATACTGACATCACGGGTCTTGGCACCATATCCGTCAAGAACATTGGCGCATCTGGATCATTCACCACTGTTGATTTAAAGACAGTCACCGTCACTGACGGCATCATCACGAGTATCGTATGATTCATCACCACTTCAGCTCAGGTGTGTACGCCAAAGAAACCCGCATCCCAGCAGGGTACGTTTTGGTGCAACACGCCCACAAACATGATCACTTGTCTATCTTGGCCAGTGGATCTGTTGAGTTGGTTGTAGATGGGGTCAAATCAGTTGTTGAAGCCCCTGCCTGTTTGACTATTGCCGCAGGCAAGCATCACGGCGTAAAATCGCTCACAGACGTGGTTTGGTATTGCGTACACGCCACTGATTGCACGGATGAAGATGATATTGACGAAATGTTGATTGTGCCGAGCGATGTCAAAGAAATGCAAAAATTGGCGTTAAGCCTTCAGGAGTAAATCATGCCTTGGTCATTTATCGTACCCGCTGCTATCAGCTTATTTACAAGCAACGAACAATCGAATGCTGCTCAAGAGGCGGCGGGCACTGCGGGCGCTGCTTCTGATCGTGCTGCGCAACTTCAGCGCGAAACTGCTAGAGAGCAATTGGCTCTTCAACAGCGCATGTATGAAGAAGGCATTGCGCGACAACAGCCATACTATCGAGCAGGCACCAATGCGTTAGCTAGGATGCAACAGCAGTACAACAAGATGCCTGCTGCATTTACAGGCAGGGTTGATTTAAATCAAGACCCAGGTTACGCATTTCGGTTAAAAGAAGGTCAACAAGCACTTGAACGGTCTGCCGCTGCTCGTGGCGGTCTGATCTCTGGCGGGGCTTTAAAAGCCGCTACACGCTACGGCCAAGAGATGGGTAGCCAAGAATATGGAAACGCCTACAACCGAGCATTGACAAAATATAACGCCGATGTAAATCGTGAGTCTACAGGCTACAACCGTCTAGCATCTATGTCAGGCATAGGACAGACTGCTGCCAACACAATTGGCACTGCTGGTCAAAATTATGCAACTGGCGCAGGAAATATTGCAGGAACTATGGCGGGTAATGTAGGCAGTATTTATGCTCAACAAGGTGTCAATCAAGGCAATGCGTTGTTGGCAGGCTCTCAAGCTAGAGCCTCGGCATATGGTGACATTGCCAAACTGTACGGTCAAACCAACCCTAACTTTGGTAATTTGTTTGGTGGTGGCGTCAACAACCAAACCAGCGGTTACTATTGAACATAAAAGGTCACATCATGGCGCTTAATTTTGGAATACTTCAGCCCGTCAACATTGGTGGCCAAATCACGGCTGGCCGACAAGAGGCGCAGCGTAATCAGTTGGCGCAGCAGCAATTGCAAACTGGCGCTATGCAACAAGAAAAAGCCCAAATGGAAATGGCTGACTTTAGAGCCAAACAAGCGGGTTTAGATAAGTTTTTGGAGATGAGCGCGGCCAATGGGAAGACTGGTACGCCTGAAGAGTTAGCGTCTAGTTTTTATGACTTTGCATTAACTCAAAGAGATCCACAATTGATATTGGCTGCTCAGACTATGAGGCAAGCGGCCACAGAGCGCAGCGCGTACAACGCTAGCAGACAGCCACCAAAGATTTCACCTGTAGGCCCTGCGCCTGGGGCTTTGGGTTCGGGCTCGTTTGGCATGGATCAAAACACTTTCGGATCAGGCGCGTTTGACTTTGGTCAACAAAGCGCGCCTGTGTTACAGCCTAATGTGCCTGGCACGGCTGTTTCTACGCCAGTTAGACCTATGGCAACGCCTGCCGCGCCAATGGTCAATCAATTGGCACCGCCACCCGCTGCGCCCGTCAATCAACTTGGCGCAGATACAACTGCGTTAGAAAATCGGATTATTGATTTGCGAACCAACTATCCAAATGTGCCGCAAGCGCAAAAAGAAGCGGACAGACTTGAAAAACAATTGGATGAGTTAAACAAAATGCAAGTCGTTGCGCCTGGTGCAACGGTGTTTAGAGGTGGTAAATCAATATTTACAGCGCCTAAAGAAGTTACCGAATCCGAATTTGAAAGAAATTTGGCCAAGTCTGGTTTGCCTGAAGACCAAAAAATAGCTTTGCGCGTTGCAAGAGCTAGAAAAGAGGCCAGCCACGCGCCGCCTATGAGCGTGTCTTACGGTCAAGAAAAAGCCGAAGCAGTCGACTATGGCAAACTTTTAGTCAAAGGTTATGAAACGGTACAATCCGCAGCAAACCTTGCTCAAAAGTCATTGCCTGCTATTGAAAGCAATCTTGTTATCCTAGATAAAGGGTTTGATACTGGATTTGGAACCGAAACCATAGCCGCAGGTGCCAAAGTGTTAGGCGCTCTCGGCGTTCAAAAAGCAGAAGACTTTGCCACAAACGCGCAAACATTCTTGGCTAGCGCCAACGCGGCAGTGTTGCAAAAGCAGTTGGAACAAAAAGGCCCGCAAACAGAATATGACGCGCAACGCATCACATCCATTGGCGCTCAATTAGGCAACACCAAAGAAGCCAACCGATTTGTTCTTAACGTGGCCAAAGCTCAA